CGCATCTTTTGTGGTATGCGTCTTCATAATCTAAGAGCCAGCCCTCAATCATCGGCTTAACGTGACTTACTGCAGCATTTGTTAAGCCATGGAACTTGAACCTATCATATATATTGATAGTGGCATCTTCGCCATCAATCCACTTATCTTCTAGTTCAAGTAATTCTTGCATTATTGTACCATTAACTTTTCTCATCAACTTTACAGTTGGTGATATTGAAATAACATTGTTAATTTTTTCTTGTTTTTCAAGATATATCTGTTTTCCAGGTTCAATAAGTAATATTGCTTTATCCATTAATACATTAAGAAATTCACTAGCTAAAGCTCCGCCAAGATCGTTGTTCTTGTATAAATCATTATTATACCAGAATGCAGCTGCTGCATAGTGAGTCATTGAAAAGTGATAATCTGGATTTGCTAAAATATATTTTCCGTTGTTTGTTTCTTTTGACGGAAAGTTATTTTTAATCCAAGTTTTAACTTGTTGAATACAATCTTTTCTATCAACTTGTAAATGAAAGTAATCTTTTACTGCGTTAAAACCTTTATCAACCGGAACACCAGCAAGACCTGTTCTTGCTTTTGCTCTTGCGTTTTTCTTTCTTGTCTTCTTACCTTTTAATGCTGTCAAACTCATAAATTATTCTCCCTCATATAATTACCGACTGCGCCTTTTACCATGTTAGGGTACTCACCTAAGTAAGTACCTGCTTCTAACATATCTTTTGTTAATAAGTATTTGTGCATATGCTCAATGTTATCCCAGTTGCTGAGTATATCTTTTGCTAACAAATCAAATTCAGTATCTGAAATTAGTGGCTTATCCAACTCATAGTATGCATAAGCGCACATTAAATATTTTGCGATAGGATTTTTCATTACGACCTAGCGTGCTTCATCTTAACGAAAGAGGTGTCATCATATGTACGGATAGCGAGTATCTCATCGTCATTACCGATACCAATCTGCTTATTAAGAAGAGCCTTATCGATGGACTCCTGCTCGGTCTTTCCTGTAGCGGAGAAGAATGCCTTACCGCCGTAGTTATCCACCGTAGTTATTGTAGTAAAAAATTTGTTATTATTAAACATATATAAACTCCCTTTTTTATTATATACTTATATTCTACCATACTTTTTAGTAAATGTACACTGTTTTTTTCATTTTTTTTAAAAAATAAACATAACATGTTAATTAGTTTCTACGCATTGTCGCATAATCAGCACCTTTTGTGTTCTTATTTACAGGAACCATGTTTGACTTGTGCATGGTTGCGATACCTGTAATAAAAGAACCTGTGTACGTATTTGATTTGGACTTACCAACAATAGGACCTGTATAGTCACTTGTTGGTAGAGCTCGTGAATGCTCCTTGTAATTAGGAGCCTTATTACCTGAATTTTTAATTTTATTTTTAAGTTGTGATGGATGTACGCCACGCTTCATAAGCCATGCATCATGCTCGGCTTGACCTTTTTGCCAACCGGCTTTACGAAAGGTTTTACGCTTTTTACTGTTGTTATTGTTGTAATATACTGGCATTAAGTGCATTGTCATAATATAGTCCTTTTTTTATTATAGTTATATTCTACCACATTTTATCGTGATTGTAAAGGAAAAAAATCAAAATAATTGAAATAATTATCGCAATAGAGAATCTAAGCATAAATCCTACTATCGCGACAACCGTTCCAACAAGAATAGCACCAGCTACTGCGAAGAAGAGGAGTTGAAAGAATAGTGGTGCCCATTCTTGTATCTCTGCAAAGGTCATGTTCTATACCTTTGAATATAGTCAGGTCCAGAATTACTTGATAATTCTGGACTCTTATTCTTTAAGAAACTAATCTCCTCATTAAGCTCTTTGATACGTTTATAAAGAGCGTACTTTTCTTTAGTTTCTTCTGCTAACTGCTTTTTTAATAAATCCACTTCAGTGGATAGTTCCATCTGGTTCGTCATCATCATATTCTTCCAATTTAAAAACAAACTCCATACCATTATCATTATGAGCCTGATGAACCATTTCACCGAGCTGATACTCGTCACCTTCTATGGTAAAGACTATTTCATTTTCTTTATTAAATTTTTTAGCGACTGCTTTTTTAAAATTTATTACGTTAGACTTTTTTGACATATTGCCTCCTGTACTTTCTTTTCGTTGTTTAAGTAGAACTTGTCCATCATTGTTACTTCGATGGAGTTGCAGATTGTGAAGGCAAGACTTTCATTTCTTTCGCAAAGTCTTTCGACAAACTCAACTTTGTGTTGAGGTGTCATTGATTCCAATTGATCAATAATTTTATTATAATTGTACATTTCAACTCCTAAATTTTTATTATACTTATATTCTACCATACTTTTTGGTAAATGTACACAAAAAAGTGATTAACATGTTAAATGTTTGGAATGAACCCTACAACCTATAAACTCGTTATAGTAATCATCTCTAAACAAGACATTGTTTTCAAATTGGAGTTTTGCTTCATAGTAAGACATCTCACCTTTTGTCTTACATAGTTTTAGTATTTCCCTTTTAAATTTCTCTTCGCCTGATTCTTCCACAAGTTTTTGTATCTGTGATGAACTACTAAAATAGGTTTTCCAGTCAGATTCGACACGCGTTCGTACTCTTCTTTTACGTGTTTTATTGATGGGTAATATTTTAGGTTTCCAGAAATTCTTCTTTCCAATATATTTTTTGTTGGTATGAAGTTCTGTGATTTGATATACAAAACCTTGATACTCCTCTGGTGTCAACTCAAATAGTTCATTATTATAGTACCACATGTAGTTATTTATTCTTTTTTATTCATGGCACCTTTTAGAACAAGAGGACTGCTTGCCTCAAATATTGGAGAACCTATACTGACCGGTAAGCGTCTTGTTGGTTCGAACTTAGGAAGTAATGGTAGCAATATTAAGAAATGAAAGAAATAATATCCAGTTGCTATTCTACTTGCTATAACGTACCAACCTTCTGCTGGCATCGCACCAAGATAGCCAAGTAAGATACAGTCTGCAAATAATATCCAGAAAAACATTTTATATAGTGGTCTGAAGTTTGAACTTCTTATCGATTGTCTGTCTAACCAAGGCAAAACAAATAGAACTACTATGGCACCAAACATTGCTAATACACCACCAAGTTTATCAGGCACTGCTCTTAATATAGCATAGAAAGGTAGGAAATACCATTCAGGTACAATATGTGGAGGAGTAACCATTGGATTAGCTGGTATGTAATTATCAGGATGTCCCATAAAGTTAGGAAAAAAGAATACTGCAGCTGAGAATAAAGTTAAAAATACAGCAAGTCCAAATAAGTCTTTTATGGTATAATAAGGGTGAAACGGAATCGTATCTTGCTTACCCTTGATGTCAATGCCTATTGGATTATTAGAACCAAACTTATGTAAAGCAACTAAATGTAATATTACAACTCCTACTATTACAAATGGTAAAACAAAGTGTAAACTAAAAAATCTATTTAAAAGAGCTTGATCAACACTAAAGCCACCCCACAACCAAGTAACAAAACTTTCTCCTACCAATGGTATTGCACTAAACAAATTGGTAATAACTGTAGCACCCCAAAAACTCATTTGACCCCACGGTAAAACATAACCCATGAAAGCTGTGGCCATCATAAGAAGTAATATTAATACGCCTAATATCCATAACAATTCTCGTGGTGCTTTATAAGATCCGTAATATAATCCTCGAAAGATATGTATGTATGTTACTATAAAAAAGAAACTTGCACCATTCATATGAATGTATCTTATAAGCCAACCATGATTAACATCACGCATTATTCTTTCGACACTATCAAAAGCATAATCAACGTGAGCTGTATAGTGCATGCTTAAAACAATACCTGTGATAATCATTATCACAAGTGTAATACCTGCCAAACTTCCAAAGTTCCACATGTAATTTAAATTTTTTGGTGTAGGATATTCTGTAAGTTCGTGATGCAAGAAAGAAAAAAGACCGAGTCTATAATCTATCCAGTTAACAACAGGGTTTTTAAATTTAGGTTTTGCCATTAAAAGTCTACGTCTATTCCATTTATACTATAAGTCTTACCATTAAAACCTTTATCCATTTTTTCTTTATCAGACATGTTCTCACTATTTATTCTAACCCATGGATTGAACTTCTTCTGCTTCGGCTCTTCTTCCACAGATTGGACAGTAAGTAGGTTCTTTATACGCTGCCACATATGAAGTTTCATCACATTCTTCGCAATCTATCTGGTAATCTTTCAAGTATCTTTTTCTTTCTTCGAGCTGTGGCTGTTGACCATTCTGCTATCTCTTGAGTTGAACGTCCGCATCCTATACAAAAATTATTTTGTAAGGTGCAAATTTTTATACAAGGTGAAACGACTTTAGAAATCGATTTCACAGGCGCCACCTGCACAGGCGGCTGCAGCGAGTGTATCAACATCTGTATATTTTCTTTCTTTTATATCTTCTTTCCAATCAACTGTTTTAAGTGTTGATTGTATCTTATTCCATTTATGTAATAAATATGCATCCTTCAAACAATGCTCTGCAAGTGATGTATCTGAATCTAGGTAATTATCTGCAAACTTTCCAAACCTTCTAATCCAATCTCTTTTTAAAGCATTTTCTGAAGTTTCTAAACTTATGTCTTCACCAAATCCTTTTGCAGTTGAACATGCATCCCATAAATTACTAAAACATTTTAAAGAATCGACCACCATACCTGAAGCAAATACTGCTGCGTCTCCATATTTTTTAACCATATCTTTTGCAGAAATAACTGCTGTGTTAGGTGCTTGATTGTAATCTTTATCACCTGTCATAGGTAAGAACGATATACCAGCAAAAGACTTTCTATTTTCAAAAACATATCTCTCAACGTCATCCCAATTATCGACAATAATTGTATTTGATACGTTATGTCTTATACCAACATCAGCACACAGGTCTTCATTAGTGCCAGCCTCAACCCAATACTTTTGAGCTTTCTTTACAAGTTCTAAATGTTTTATTCCTAACAAATCATCTTTATACATTGATCCTTTTTTCGGTAGTATTGGAAAAGATACAACTACATCTGTTCCACCAGCAGACCATACAGAATCTTCAACCATATAAGGATTAGTCTTCATTATTGCTTGAGTTATTTCTGATTCTTTATTCATCTGTACATTTCTTATATACATATTCGAATGTTCAGCGTGAATACCTGAAGCAGTTTGAAGTAAAACAGATGCGTTACCACTTGGCTTAACACATGTAGTTCTTGCTGCAGGATTAATTTTAATTATCTTTGCAACTTCTCTATTTACTTCTTTAACAATCTCTGCACCTTTCTGCAAGATTCTCTCGTCAAAAAGTATGTCTGGATTATTCATCCATCCTGTAATTGAAACTCCAAGTAAAGCCTCTCTATCAAAAATAAGTTTTGATGTTTCGGTTAGAAACTTGAAGTCAGTGTACCCTGCTTGTAGGGTACCGAGGATAGACGCTGCTCGGCATGCCTTATAAAAGTCTTCCTCGGTATTGCATTTGCCTCCGTTAATTTCAGTTAGGTTACAACCTTGCCAACCTGACTTTTTATTAATCTGCGGAAACATACCAATCTCTACACATGGATTTGTAGTATGTTCTGTAGATTCAACGAAGACGAATCCTGGTTCTCCAAACTGTTTGACTGATTCCATAATCTTGCCAAACTCTTCTGGTGTAGTCTTATCTCTTACAATAACTGCAGAGTTATTTGACCTACCTCTTTGTGGATTATCCATGAACCAATTACCAGTTTTGGCATTCATCATTTCATCGTCGTCTGGTGAAAATAAACAAATAGTTGCTGATCTTCTTACACCACCAGATAATACTGCATCTGCTGCATGCATTATGATATCATATGCTGTAATAGGTTTCAACTGTAACGGCTCTTTGGAATCTAATACAATACCTTGTAATAAATGTTCTATCTTGTCTAAAGACCTACGTAAACCATTTGGCCCTGGTGCTTTAAATCCTCCTGATATATAAGCACCCTTTGGTCTTATTTGTGATAAATCGAAGTACACTCTTCTTCCTTCGTATTCTGGATATTTACCTCCACCAACGAAAAAAGAAGACATTAATACATCTAAAGCTGAAGCCCAACCTTCAATTGAATCTTCAACTACATAACCTTTCGCTTGTTTTGTTCTGTTTTGAATTTTTGGTAATTTTTTAATGTGATGCTTCTGTACAGAAAATCCTGCACCAGCACCACATAATAAAATGTAAAACACCTCTCCAAAGAATGCTGGTCTGTCTACGTACGATGACGTACAATTATACATTCTCATTTGGTGTTTCATAAGTTGTTCGCCACCAAACTGTAAAGCACGCTGAGCACCAAGAACACGTTGTTCTTTGTATGCGGTACGAGCTTCATCTAAGTACGTGGCTAATTCGTTATTATGGTTAATATAGTTTTTGTCGTGCATGTTTATAACACGATCAACCGCCTCATCCCAAGTTTCATATCTATTGTCATCTTCTTTAAATCTTGAATATCCTTCGTAAAACTTGGTTTGGGACAAAAAATCTCTAGTGTCAACTTGTTGTTGCATTTTTTCCTCTGTCTAATTTTTGATTATTATAGTAATTATATATTAAAAACAAGTTTTTGTAAAGGACTTATTCATCATTTTTTGAAAAATATTTTTCAATCATTTCAATTCTATCATATGCTGCAGCCATCTTATCGAGTTCTGCAATTACAGCCTCAGTTACGTCACTGTGTTCACCTATACCGGCTGGCATAGTTTGGTATACTTTAATGTTAGCTTTATGTACTTCAAGTTGTCCTTCAGCTTGTTTCTTAGCTGCCAATATTATATGATCACCTGCTTTCATTCTATTCTCCTATTTTAGCATTCATTTTTCTATGTTTATTCCATGCTACCCAACCGCCGAGCCTTAGTGCCCAATATGCTAGATAGTTTAAGAAATAAAAACCATTTACTTCAATATTAATATCTCTAAACGTTTCATCCATCCATTTTTGAGTTTTAATTCCTATTGTCTTTTTATTCTTTAATAATAATGTTTGATACTTATAGCCATAATCATGTATAAGCCCACCTATCAATAATACACCAACAGGTGATAAAAATTGTGCCAAAAATTTTGGTACACTTGCCCCATCAAACTTAAATCCTTTCGGTATTATATAATTTTTATCTTCTAAAGAATAATTAAAATCTTTAACTACTTCCCAATGTCTTGTTCCAAAAAACCATAATAACAGTGCTCCCCAAAAACCTTTACCTTTTGTTGCTATAGGAATCGGTTTTAAGTGTGGAAAATCTTTATATTTAAAATTAACTCGATTATCTATTTTTTTATCAAATAGATTTATAATCAGTCCTATAATGACAAGTATAATAAAAACTGTCATTGGCCAAAACTGAGTCGCTAAACTTAAAATTAAATCCGTCATTTTTTACTCCTCATTTGTTTTTGCATTGCTAACGCTGTTTCATTATCAATACATCTAATCTCTAGTAAATTCATTTCTGGAAATTTAAGTTTTATACCAGCTTTAACATATTTATCATAAGTTTCAAGATATTCAATGCATTCTTGTTCTGTGTTAAATATCACATTTTGATTTATTTTAAAATTAACTAAATCTGAATTTGGATATGCCAAAGCTGCTATTAAAAACCAAATCATCTCTTATCCTCAGCAATAATCCATTTTAATTCGTTATTTTTATCTATAATAGTTTCTTGGATAGAATCAAGTTTTTTATCCAAATTTTCTATTTTTATTTCGTCCCAAATTATATTGGCAATCAAAGATGCCATAATCGATTCTAACATATTATTTCTCTTTAGGTTTCACTGCCTTTTCATAGTAAAGTATAATTTGATTTTGTTGTTCTATATATCTTTTTAATTGTTCTAAATTTAAAGCAAGGTTTTTAAATGATATAGGATCTAGTCCATAAATTACAAACTCACCTATACCCGCTTTCACTTTCTTAATAACTTCAGGCAGATTTTTTTCAGTTATTACTATAATCTTAGCATCTAACATTTTTACAGCTTTTGGCTTTTGAGCCACTGCTATAGTTGGCGCTATTACTTTTTCAACAGTAACCACTTCTTTTTCTGGTTTCCAACTACAACTACTTAGTAGCAGTATTGATGCCGTTAAATATGTTAACAACTTCTTCATTTATTCTCTTCTCTGTTTTTACTGGATCATTGATAGTATTTTTAACAATGTCAGTCTTTGCTAAAATTTCAGAAATCTTTTTATTGTTTTCTTCTGCAATAGATAACTTATTGTTCAAGTCTTTTGTTAGCTTGATTTGTTTTTCCATATTTTCTTTGAGAGATTTTATTGTTACGTCTTTTGCTTTAACAGCAACTTCTAACTTTGCGTTATTATCTCTTAGTGTTGCCATTCTCTTCATAGTATCATTATATATAAAGTACGCACCATAGCCGATTCCACCTAGTATCACTAGTACGAATAATAAAATATAGAACCTAGCCATAATTATCTTCTATGTATTTTCTAAATCTTTTTAGTAATACTGGAAACTGATCTTTCTTTCTGCGCTTATCGTGCATAGTCATAGTTTTTAATCTTGGGCCCATTGCAGTTTGTGCTGGGTTTGGTATTGATGCAGTAGTTGTACCACCAGTTGCTAGATCCTCACTCTTTTGTGCCGATCTTAAAGCATCTGCGGTTGGCGCACCTTTTTCACCTTTCTTACGCATTCGTTCGCCACGCTTACGTTTCATATGAATGTTATACCAAAGGCCTTTTCCTTTTTCTTGTATGTCTTCTTTTTGCATAGCTTTTGTCTTCTTCTTCATTTTATTTATAAAAGCTCTGTATACTGCAGCAGGTCCGGCTTTACCCATAACTCTCGCTCTTTGTTCCATCGCAATAGCTGCTTGTATCTGATGTGCATGTTTTTTACCAGAG